ATTTTTCTGATTATAGTTGAATATTTTTTTTTTATTGTTTTATCTTTTTTATTATTGTACATTTTCATATATCCTTCCAAATATTTATTTTTTTCAACTTGGTCTGGACGTCCATTTTTAATTTTTTTTTTATATTCTTCTAATGATTTTCCCCAATAATGATTAATTTGAATTAAATTAATTTTACCAACTGGATTAAATGCACCTTCTATAACATTTTTATCTGGATCCACAAATTTAGTTGAGTCAAGAGTCTTAACATAGTGAGGATTATTCATATTTTTTACATATTTTGGCTGACATATTGTTTTTATATGTTTATATTTCACACTTTCATAATCTTCACATTTTACATAATTTTCTATTAATAAACCTTTTTGTTTGTCGACATGTCCATTTGACCCGAACATTACCCAATTTATTCCAATTGCTTGATAATCTTCATAATCATTTAAAAATTCTCTTACTGTAAATTTCTTTTTAGGTAAAATAAATTCATCTGCATCTACAATAATTAACCATTTTGTAATGTCTTTTGTTTTTTGAATACATTCGTTATAAATTGGCATTTGGATACATTTACCAGGATAATCAATAATAGTACAACATTTTTGAAATATTGGCTCTTTTAATACTTTCTTTAATGATTTTTTACTTTCATTATCGTATAAATAAAAATGCTCTACTCCTTGAATAATATAATAAATTAAAAATTCTTTTATGTATCTTTCATTTTTAATAACACAACATAATGATAAATAGTATTTCATAGTTTTTAATTGTATATTAATTTATTCCTTTATATTAATTTAAAAATCAATTCTATATTAGTTATTTAAAATTTTCTATATTTTTATTAAAATATAATGTAATATATTATGAGTATAATCATATTATATTCTTTAATTATTGAAATATGTATCAAAAATAATTTTCAATTACTAAAATTTTTTATTATGGATGAAATGAGAAATAATTTATCAAAAAATAAATTTTATTTAACAATATTTATGGTAAATAAAAACAAAAATAAAAGAAAACTTTATTACTTCCTAGAATCATATTTCAAAAATAATTATCAAAAAATTATTAACCATTACTTAAAATAAATTTTAACGTTCAAACTTACAACATTCACAATAATGAAATGTTTCACCATATGGTCCTTGTTCTCTTTCTGATATCCAGATATGTTCTCCATTATTTATTCTATTACACTCTTTATATTTTTCATACTTTATTTTTTCTATTTCTTCATCTAATTTTTTAATTTTATCCATATATTCATATTTAATTTTTACTAATTCACATACTTTTTCATCATAAAAATTTAATTGTTCCATTATACTAGTATATATTTTTACTAATTACTCATATTATATTTATAATTTAGTTTTTAAATTGTTTTATATTAAAGAATTGGTTTAATAACACATACTGGACATCTTTCATGTAATTTGTACTTATACTGAATAATAAAATAATAATTTTTATTATTTAATAAATGATTTACTATTACTTTTTCAGTAAGTACTTTTGTATCATCTTCGTTTGTCTCATTAATTAGTTTTAAAGAATTAAATTCTTCAAAACTGAAATTTTTTATTTTAGGATTTTCTTGTATATGTTTAAAATCAAATACTATTTCAAAAAAATGGTCATCTATCTTAATTAAATAATTTTTTGTAGTATGAATTCCATTATCATTATTTATATAATGTGTATTTACTAGAAAAAAATAAACACCATTCTCATCAACATAATTATCATCGGTTATTGTATTAATATTTTCTTCATATAAATGTTTTGCACAATCTATCTTCCAACTAGTTATTTGTCTAGTTAAAGGTGGTGGTTTTAAATTAGTAACATATTCCATATTTGGTGTATGTTCCATATCAGATGTATGTTCCATATCAGATGTATCTTTCTTATCAGATGTATGTTCCATATTTGATGTATGTTCTATTTTAGTTTTATATTTTAAAATATAAAAAAAAAATCAATTTTTAAATTATTGTTTTACAAATAAAGTAATTAATGGTACATCAGATACATTTTCGCTTTTATGTCCATAAATATTACTAATATCTTGACCATTTGGACATGTATCATTTGAATAAAAATGTTGTCCTGGTCCAAATATTTTATAAGTGCCATTTTGTAATGTTATTTTCATTTGTCCTTGTAAAATAAATACATATTGTGGTTCCTTTGTACAATGAAATTCGCTTTTAAATCCAACAGGGGAATGTCTTAACTGATGTCCATTAGAATCCATAATTTTGGATAATTTAGTAATAGAATTTCCTTCATTTAATGGGATTAATTCTTCTTTCCAATATGCATATCCTTCATTACCTGTATTTAAAGTATTTAAAATAAAATGCTTTACATTATCTTTTAAAAATATCATATATAGTAATTATGTAAAAAAAAAAATTGATATTTACTAATAATTGAATTAAAGCAAAAAATGGTAAAGATATCTGAAAATATTTCAATTGAAACTGATAATGAATTAGATTTTAGTAACCCTAATTTATTTATATTTATAGATGATAATACAAAAAATAATAAATTAATTTTAATGGTATTTGATACTTATATGCCTAATACTATAACTGATTATTTTAAAATAATAGGGCCAAATGTAGCAATGATAAATGAAGATATGAGTTTGTCAAGTGATTTATTAGATGAAATTCAATATTATAGACATTTAAAATTATATCAAGAAGTAGAAAAACCTTGAATTATAAATTACATACATTCTTATAATATAACTTTTTGTAAATTTAATATACTTCACAATATATTGTACATGTATCTTGTTTATTCAAAACATGTTCAATTTGAATTGCTAGTTTATATCTATGAAAATATAAAAAATTATTTTCAATATAGTTGTCCATTTCAGAAACTACATTTGAAAAAATTTTAGAATATCCATTTATTACTTTTTCATTATTTTTAATTTTATGGAATTCATTAATAACATTGGAAGGTAAAAAGTCTTTAATATCATCCATATTTTTCTTTAATTCATTAAAATGTTTTTCTTTTTGTATTTCATAAATAATAACATTATCTAATTTTATTAATATGTTTTCATCTTCGTTTAAACAAGTTTCTTCTTTTGCTATTTTAAGATGTTCTTCAAATGAATTAAAACAATCTTTACAGTATCTTTCTTCACTATTTTTAGCAATACATTCACATCCATAAAAAGAAAATTGCTCTTTAAAATCAATAGTAACTAAATTTTCTATGTCATCACTATTTTGAATACCAAAAGCAAATTTACCTTCAATATCTCCAAAATATTCGCGTCCCATTATCCTTATTTACAAAAAAGAAAATAAATCAATTTTTAAAAAGAATTATTATAAAAATATATTCTTAATTTATATTTATATTCATCATTATGTCAAATAATATAATTTCTCAAAAAAATGAATATATACATAATACATTGTATATTCAATTTGAAAATATTAGTAAATATCTAAAGTATGAAGATTATTATACATTCTATAAAATGTATGGTCCAAAAAATATAGAAATATTTAAAAGAAAATGTAAATATTGTAACAAAATACCAATATGTCCAGTCTCAATACAATATCCACATAATAAAAAATTAAAATGTAACCAATCATTAATAAACAATATTTGTTATATATGTGTTATAGATAAATGGGTTTGTAATTTTAATAAATTAAAATACAAGCAAAAATATGATATTGGGTTTCAATGTCCATTTGAATGTTGTCAATTAAAATATAGAATAAATAGTTATAGTGAAATATTAATTGATTTCAATAATTATTGGAAATATTTACCAAAAATTAATTATTATAAATGTAGTTTATGTTATAAAGTTTTAATCAATAAAACGCATTATGAAATATATAAACATCACAAATTATCTTATTGTAGCATTATTTTAAAAAAAATTAAAAATGGTAATCAATGTATATTTGAATCAAGTGAGGAATCATCTGATAGTGATTTTGAATGTGAATTATAAATATTTCAAAAATATGAAAAATTAAGAATAATAGACAGCTGGTGTTGGTTGTAATGGTCTTCCATCAGGTGCATATCCAATAGCAATTGGTACATATATAGGATGTTGATTTTGATAATAAAACTCTTGCTCATACATTTGTTGTTCATACATTTGTTTCATGTGAAATTGTTGTTCGTACATATGTTGAATATGCATTTGTTGTTGAAACAATTGCTGTTCATACATTTGTTTTTCTTTGATAGAATTTTGATAATGACTGTTATTTTCATAAGATTCATTATCAGTAATATCTGATTTAGAGCTTTCGCTTTCTAAGTCATTTTTCATTTTTTCAATTTCATGTTTTACATGTTCGGCTTCTTTTTTGGCAAGGAATGCTTCATTTTTAGCTTCTTGTACTTCATGTCTTACTTTTTCAATTTCAGAATCAACTTTTTGCTGAGCAATAATCTTAGCTTGTTCTTTCTCTTTTGCTTCTAATTCAGCTTTTTTCAATGCTTTCTTTTCGGCTTTTTTGAGTTTTTTTGCTTCGATATTTTGTTGTTTTATTTTAATAGCTTCAATTTCAGCATTTTCAGCTTCAATTCTTTCTCTTTCTAGAGCCTCTAATTTTTCTTTTTCCAATGCTTCCATTTTAGCTTTTTCCAATGCCTTCATTTTCTCATTTTTAGCATGTAAAACTTCCATCTTTTTTTGCTCAATTTCTAATTTAGCAATTTTCAATGTTTCTTTATGTCTTGCTTTTTTTTCAGCATTTTTACTTTTTTTCAATAGTTTGTTATTTTTAATGTTTTCTTCATTTTCAATTAATTCAAATAAATTCTTTTCATTGTTTTCCTGTGTACGTGAATCTTCAAGATACATCAATTTTAATTCTTGTTGTATGTTTTTGGATTCATTTTTCAATAAATCTTTATCAAGTGCAGGATACATTTGAAATATTTTATCAAAATTGAGTTCATTTACAGACTTTAAATTATTTTGTTTTGTAATGTTAATGTTGTTAATACAATAATCCAAATAAGAAAATAAAATATTATATTTTTTTTTTAATTTATTTGTTTTTAAATTATCAAAATGTAAAGCAATATGAATAGAATTTAATCCTCGAATACTTTCTAAAGCATAAATAGGTTGCTCATTTTCGGTTAAATATATACAATCAAGTTCTAAAATTAATTTAATTAACCTAAACATATAACTTCCTACATTAGAATTAAAATTCATATATAATGCCCAATGTAATACAGTTTGAGAATCCATATCCACAAATCGAATTTCTTTTTTTGGATTTTTATGATGTTTTAAAAACTGAATTGCTCCATCTTCATCATTTCCAATAATATAATCTAATAAAATCTCTTGTTTATTATTTATTTTTAAATTAGGAAGAATGATTGAATTAAAATTGTCAAATTCTTCAATTTCAACCATAAAATGTTTATATAATTCAGGTTTTTCATATAAACTTCTCATGTGTTTAGTCAAAACATCAAATATTTTATCATATCCATAACTTTTACATTGATAAATTAAATAAGGTTCATGTTTATTCTGTTTTTCATCAAAACGTCTATAAAAAACTTCAACTTTGTCATTTTTTTCAAATATTTTCGAAAGTAAATTAACCATTTCCTTTTCTTTAAAAATTTTTTTTAAATCAATAATGGAAACTTCATTTTCTGGACCATTTCTTGATCCAAGTTTTAAATTAGCACATAAATAGTTTAATGGTGTAAGACCAAGACTATCTACGCAATTAACATCCGCACCAAGTTCTAATAAATATAATGCAATTTTTTCTTGTCTAAAAAAAATTGCGTAAGAAAAGAATGAAGTCCAACCTTCTATTTTATTAATGTCAACATTATTGGCATCAACAAT